AAGGTCGCCCACCAGGCCATCCAGAGGGTCGTTGGGCCGCGTCACCTGAAAGCCGACGTCAATCCATTCCTCCTGCGGGATAAGGCCGTTAAATTTCTCTGCCATTGTGCGTTACTCCTTTCAATAAGGCCGGCTCACGGCGGGGCTTGTAACAATGAAGGTAAACCCTTTACCCGCCAACGCGCTCTTTGCCGTAGCGTCAATAGCCGCAGGGAGCCGGTCCTCGTACACGCGTCCGGCCAACACAACACTTCCGGGCATATCGCCGGAGGTTACGTCGATATCCTCGTAGACGATTCCCTCTGCCGTTGCGTCATTGGCGGGCCATACAGTGCCCATAGGCACATACTTGCCGCCGTCCTCCGCATCTGTCGCCCCCTCCTGCTTGATCTGGCGCGTCTTTCGGACTACGCCTACCTCGCTTTCCAGGAACCAGCCAGGGGCAAAGACGTGCCCTTGCTCAGTTGTTCCGATAAAAGACATTTTTTTCACTCCTTTTTGATTTCGCCTCCATAGAGGCTCATGTGATGTTCTGCAGCCAGCTGAGCGGCCCTGCTGGGCTGTTTGGGCGGCTCCCCATGCCCGCCTCCGCTGCCGGACCCGGTGACGAACCTGGGCGGGGCCTTGTCCGGGGCAAATGCGTCAGGGTCCGCTTCTTTCTGGGCCTTGATGAACTCATCCAGACCGGTGAGCGTCCCGTCTTTCAGCTCCAGCTTTTTCTCCCGCAGCGCCGTCTCAAAGGCACACCGGGCGCTTTTAGAGCTGAATTTCAGCCCCTTGCCCGCAATTGCCTTGGAGATGGCGTCGGCATAGTCCCGGTCCGCCAGCTGCGCGCGAAGGTCTCCGGTGTCCTTGTCGTACTTGGCCTGGAGGTCGGTGAGCTGCTTCTGAATGTCGGCGGCATCTCCACTGGACTTTTTCAGCGTTTCCAGCTCCTGTGATACTCCCGGCAGCTTCTCTGAATCGCTGCGGTACTTTTCCACATCCAGCCGCAGCGCATTCACCGATTCCAGGTGCCCGCTGATAATCTTTTCCGCCGCCGTCTTCATGTGATCCTCGTCCACGCCGGCCGCGGACAAAATTTCCCGTACCTGCTCATTTGTCAATGCCATAAAAATTAACTCCTTTTTTTCCGGCGGCGTTCTATGCCGTTCGTTAATTATAAAAACCGCGTTCTGTGCGGGTCTTACCAAAAGAAAAGAGCCGTCAGCCCGCCGGAATTTCCGACAGGTCAACGGCTCTTGGCTCACAGGCTCTTGGCTCTCAGGTTGTTCATTTTTGTTGGGAAGGCGTTTACCTCAACATCATGCTTGCACGCCTTACAGCGGAAGGGCATATGCTCAATGCGGGTGTTCTCCCGTAGAGGAAAAAGGGCCTTGCCGCAGTGCGGGCAGTTATACCAACGCCCTTGCTTTTTTGTGATCACTTTTTCTCCTTTTCGGCTTCTTCTAAAAACTTCTTTGCCATAGTTGCTCTCATTCTGGCAAAATCAACTTGACCATCAAAAGTACGCAATTCAGGCGCGTCTTCGTCGTACGGTTCTGCCGCCGCTAAATCACGCTTAAGGCGTCTCCTGTCATCTTCGGATAAATTCAATGCCATACTCATCTGCTGCCTCCAAAAGCTCTTCGATAATGTTGACATATTTCTTTACATTAGATTCCTTTGCTGCTGCATTCAATTTGGAAGAAGCAGCGTCCAGAGCTTTCCAGAAAGAAAACCCATCATAATTCGCTTTCTTGAACACTGCATAAAGTTTTCCTGTATTCCCAACAGCGGTCATCCCATACATTTTATCATTCGCCAAAAACGATGTTAAATCAGTATAGCTGAATATCTCTCCGCTTGGGTGGTTGTGCATGAAAATATGCGGCTCTTGACAGCGCGGCATGACAATCTGTTGTGCTGCCGCATCTCCGATCTTACGCGCAATCAACCGCATATCCGGCGTATAGACTGCCCCGGCCTCTGTTCCCACCGGCTTGTCCATCACTGCCCGTAACAGATCTCGGTGAGCCGTCTGCAGCCGTTCTGCCTACTCTATGCTCCACCCATCCGGCTGGACCAGCGGCACGCGCTGGATGGCCTCTTCTGTGATCGGGACACCCTGATATTCTGTATCATTCAGTATACCAGATTTTGAACTTTTTTCAAGCCGTTTTGCCGCCTTTGCGTGAGAGGCATCGTCTACGTACTGAACCTTCATCCTCTCCCGCTGCTCCGGCAGTCCCGCCGCCTTGCTGAACGCCTTGTACTCCTGATTCAGCCGCCGCAGGCGGATGTTGGCCGACTGCGCGTCCTCTTTGAGCCCCGCCGCCTCAAAAGCAGCCTTGCGGCGTTTCAGCTTGCGGACGGTGCGCTCGATCTCACGTTGTTTTTGCGTGGCATGGTATGCTGTGTATGTGCGCCCCTCAAATTTGATTGGCGGTGGGTCTATGTTGGCAAGCTCTTTATCGGTGTATGTGCGCTCTGAAATGCCCTCAAGCCAAGCAAACTTCCTGTGCCTACAGTTGGCACCTTTAAGCCCATCAACGTATCCATAGCCAGTAGATTTCACAAGGTCTGGATATTTTCCAAGGGGATCGGGTTCTCCGTTTTTGCTTTGATAGTAAACACGTCCTTGCCAGTCCTTGTGCGATGACCACGGATTTGGCTTTGGGATATCTCTGGCCCCGCTGTGTGCGGAAATTTCGCAGTATGGCGTGTCCAAATATTCCATTGACTGCGTGTCATATTGGTCGCAAATCTGTGATACTCCCGTCATAACGGCCCTCCTGACTGCCACGTCCAAGTGGTCGATATGTTCGCTCTCATAGGACACCCGGTTCTTAAGCACGTTACCGTTCTTGTCAAACGCCACGCATAGCCCGCTGTCGGCCAGCTGCCGTACCGCCGTGGCAATGGCCTGATTGTAGCTAATGGCCCCGGACTGGATTTGCAGCCCCGCGCTATCCAATGCCCACTGGTACGCCTTTGCCGGTTCGCTCACTATGAGCCGCCCGCCCTGTACCGTCAGGAAGCCCATAGACCCGGTAATGTTCTTGTATGCCCCCCAGGTCTGGCGGCGGATAGCGGCGATGTCAGCCTCACTTACAAGCTGCTCCGGGGCCATCACCCCGGCAAGGTCGACCATCTCGGTGTAATACCGCTGATTGCGGGCAACCACATCGTCCAGCAGCTTGTCCAGCTTTTCTGCGCCGATTTCTGTGGTCTCTCGGATGGCCTTTTTGATGTCCTCCAGATCAATGCCGTGGGAACGCAGGGCGCGGATGTCCTGCACTGTGACCTCGTTGAGCTGGTCTGCGATTTTGAGCCGGGAGCATATCTCCTCCAGCAGCTTCAGTTCCAGGCCCCGGAACAGTTCGGCCAGCTCCTCGGGGATGGCATCGAGAATCGCCGGGGTAAATGGATATTTCACTCTTTCTTCCCACTTGAAATGGCACCCTTAATCAAGCAAATAATAAGCCAAACCCCAGTTGCGGAGGCAAGAGAAAATTGCCAAGAAAAGCAACGGCAGATTAACCATATAATTCCAACGCAAATCGCCCAGCTTAATGCATAAAGCAGAGCAATCAACGCCGCCACAATAACTACACGTTTCATTCGATTTCCTCCTCTTCCTCGTCCGTCATATCCTCCATCTTTGGCAGCGCCGCTTTTGCTGTGGCCTCATCCTCGCCGAAGTAGCGCATCCGGTATTCTACAGGGCCGATGATGGAAGCATTCAGCAGAGACAGCCCCATCGCCATATCCTGCCGCTTGGTCTCCGGATCGTCCAGCACGCCGTCGCCCCAGTTATAATCCACGCTGTATGTACCAGCCGGGGCCAGCCGCGCCAGGTCGCACCAGGCGTTCATGGCGTAAACCAGATCGTCAAGGGTGGACTGGAACGCCGTCTGAATCGCCTTTTCCGTGACGAACTGCCGCTGCTTTGCTGCAAGTATCTCTGTGGCGGTTTTTTCTACACTCTGCGGATCTGAGATCGTCCCAAACGCAAGCCCCACATTGAACTCAATCCGCTGAAGGATCCGCTGGAACCCGTTATAAAACGGATCGTCCCTAATCTCCGGATTGATGAATTGGAAAAAGTCCTTGTTGCTGAATGCTCCGTATTCGTATATCTCATCATCCGCCTGAGAGACGTCCATCACGGCCTTGTCGATAAGCATCCGGCGCTTTCCGGTCTTATATTCCCTCTGGATCTGCTGCCACTGCTCGTCCGCCTGACGAATCAGGTCCACAGTAGGTCCAGAATATACAGATACGCCCAGCGCGGAATTTTGCTCAATATTGTTTGCAGACGGAGGCTTGAAGTAAGCAAACAGAGGCCCTTCCAAGAGCTCAATTTCTTCTCTATCCGAAATCCCAGCCCACTCTTTCACTGTGGCAAGCGGAACCGGCGTACCGGTACCGCCGCTGCTTTCGCTGCGAAACGCCTTGTTTTCCACAACATAGACGGTGCTGCCGTCCTCCCGCGTCTGAAAATCATGATATTCCAGCTTAACGAACCAGTCCTTGCCCTGACGCACTGGGCTGCCCTCAAACACGCCGCCAATAGCTTTTCCAGTTCCGTCAAACCTGGTAGGCGTAAACTTGGTGGTAAACGCATCCACCAGCACCCTTCCATTATCCGGGTACGGCTTGAGGCACACCCCGCCCAGGCAGAGGCCCAGCTCCAGATCGGTCCCGAATTTCGCCGCTGCCAGCTGCATCTGCTGGTTAATGTACTCTGCCCGGGCGCTGCCTGATACCGCAACCGAAAACTCTGTCAGCGCATGGCGGGCCAGCTCCCGGCCAATATTCCGCGGAAAGTCAAGCGGCCGTACATCGCACGATTCCCAGGGCGGGTGGTTGGTATAAAGGGCCCACCAAAGGTTGATATTGTCCTCCATCTTCCGCGAGGCGGCAGGCTGCACGCCAAATTCCTTTTCGATGGTCCCGGCGGGCGTGGTTTCTTTATTCAGTTTTCCGAAACCGAACAGGTTCCGCGCCCAGTCGATGATACCCATATCATTCCCTCTTTTTAGAAAAACCTCTACAACCTCACATCAAGACAGCTGGGGTATGGCTCAAATGCCATTTCCACGCACTTCCCGCTCCATGATGGTGGAGCAGAAGTAGCGCAGCTGATCCATTCCGTGGTCAAATTCCTTTATGACAGCATCCTCCGGCGCGTCCATATCCCAACGGTACTGACCGAATTCCGAAAGGATGCCCTTGCAGCTACGGTGGATCAGGATGCGTCCGGCGTTCAGCAGCGAGGCTGTCAAGCGGATGCCGTCCAGTACGCTGTTATCCGCAGGCCAAACAGCGAATTTACTGTGCCGCTGGATCGTTTCCTTGAAGCTGGCGGCGGAAGGATCAACGATCACTCGCTCGATCCGCCGATCCCCGGCCAGCTTCTCTATTCCTATGTAGTGCTCTTCGTCTGTTAGCTGGTGATTTCCCGGCTTCCGGCTGTCGTAGTAGTACTCCTGCACCATGTAAGCTGTCCCCTGCCACAGGCACCACAGGCCCGCAGCAGTTGGGTTTACGGTTCCGTAGTCCACGCAGATGTACCACCGGCCCCTCTGGAGCGCCTGCCATGGGATTTCATCCACCACATGCCGCGCCTCGTTGAACATGGGGTATACGAGGCCTTCTGCCGCTTTTCGCAGACCTAGGATGTCCCGAGCATACCATACTGTGGATTTGTCATAGGTTTTGAGCACCTGCCTCAGCTGCTCGTCCGAAATGCTCATGTTATCGGCGATAGTGAAGTGTCCGTAGTTGTATCCGTAGGATTGGTCAAGCCGCTGTTGTTCCTCGTGGAACTTCAAAATATCATAGTACCAGTGGCCCTGCGCTTTCGGGTTCAGGTCATGAAATACCTTTCGGTCAGGGCTTGAGATCGTCCGGTCGAAAACCTCCTGGATAAAGTTTGGGTGGCACTCATTGGCCTCTGTGATGTAGGCCGTGCCGTATGTATTACCCTTAATTAGGCGTTCGTCTCGGTCTTTGCCGCCGCCAGACACCAGCACGATTTTTTCTCCAGTCGGCGTGTTGACATACAGGCAATCCCGGTTCTGGTACTGGCCCAGCCTGCCCCTGCCCTCGAAAAAGTTCATCATGCCGTATCCGTCGCAGTCCAGGATGTTCAGACGGGCGGTGGACGTGGAAACTCCGGCAATCAGGTGTATCTTGCTGGAGTGCTTTTCAAGAATAGAGCAGTAGGCCAAAGTGATCAGGACGTTTTTTCCCCCTCTTTTTCCGCCCTCTGCCACGTTAAACCAACTGTCAAAGCATCGTAAATAGAACGCTTTTTGTCGCTTTGAAAAAGGCGCAGGAAGATTCATTCCTCAAAGTCCTCAATATTTCGATTCTCCGCCGGTCTATCAATTATGTCCGCCAACGCCCGCATGGCGGTTTCAAGAGCGGCAGTTTGGGTGTCCTCCACGGGCTTGTCCTTCCACTTCGCCTTTTGGCGGTTTTTAAGCCAAAATATTTGTGCGGTGATGTTCCCGCCCAATGCGGCATCAAGGAGCGCGTTTTCAACCTCGTAGTCCACAATTTTCTTGCTTCTCTTTAGGGCCGCCGAAATTGCCGAATATTTTTCCTTCCAAACCCTAAAGGTTGAATACGCAACCCCCATATTGTGCGCAATCTGTTCATCGGTCAGACCGTCTCTGGCCCACCCTTCCAGCAGGGTCAGCCCGTCATCGGTCAGCCAGTATTCAAACTTTCCACGGGACATATCCCCACCCCTCAGTCAAAATCTATCGTCACGCAAACAACGACATTTGCGCTATGTGCGCCGCAAAACGTTCTTCCTGCTTGCCAAAGTATTCTTTATCAATTTCAAACCCAGTAAAATCAAGCCCTGCGTCATAGGCGGAGATCCGGCTCGAGCCGCTTCCCAAGTGGGTGTCAAGGATTTTGTCTCCCGGTTTGGCGTATTTCTGAAAAATCCATGCGTAAAGGGCAACGGGCTTTTGTTTGTGATGAATCCGGTTTTCTTTTTGCTTCATGTTCCCCTGAAGCATACCCGACCAGCGAAACCTAAAAATCCTCACCGCTGTACTGAAGCTGGTGTAAGCTAATTCACAATCCGCAAAATCATTTTCGCCGTTTTCCTTGTCCCACACAATCCAACAACTGGAAGCCGGATCTGGGAGCCTATCCGCAAAATGATTCGCCCCGAAAATAATTTGATTCTTGGAAACCCGCTCCAATTCCCTAAAATATTCGAACGGTGGGGCCTCCGAGTCATCGCCCGCAAATGGTTTATAAGCCGTTGCTACCGCAAGACAACTCCTTGTTTTGTTGTTTGACCCGCTTTCGCCTATTCCGTACGGCGGGTCAACCACAGCCAAATCAAAGCACTTGTCCGGCATCTTCCGCATGGCCTCCATGCAATCCATGCAGTATGTAACGCTTTCTGCCATGCGCCTACCCCACCTGTTCTGCAAACCCCACCTTTCCATACGGCCCAATATATCAACCCCTACGGGGTTGTATATATGGGCCTATGGAAAGTGTCATCGTCATCGCCGCCATCCACCGTGCGGGCTCGAATTCGTCCCGCCGTTACGGACTTTGCGGGATGATACGCCCATAGGCGTGTACTGCTCTGGTGGACCATCCAGGAATCGAACCTGGGCCAGCCGGTTATGAGCCAGCCGCTCGACCTTCGAGCCAATGGTCCGCATTGGCACTATCGCAGTTCCCGCGCCTTTTCGTACTGTTTGTTAAGAGGTCGTTAGAAAATGGTAAATATCAACACATCCCCGTGGCGCAGCCCCCCCAGCTCATGCACTGGGCGGCTGCATATGCGTGCGGGCAGGGATTTGCACCCTGCATAGCGCCTTTTGCCCTTTGTGTGCGCACACTCTGGGCGGTTCTCACGCCTGAACCACTTGCGTCTACATATTCCGCCACCGCACATTTTTGGTTGCCCCGCCGCTCCTACTGATACCCCACGTAGGTACGCAAGGCTTCGGAGGCGGCAGGGCAACGAGGAATCCAGCCCTCCGACCAACTCACACCGAATCTGTTCGCAAATAAATCTGCGGCTATCATCGGTTTCTGCCGGATTCCTCGTTTGTCCCATTTCTGTCCCGCAGGGCTGGCGGGTGCTCCGTGGCCTTTGGAGCGAAGTGGCCGCTGCCCGGAATCAAACCGGTGAGAGTGCTCCCGACTGAGCTACAGCGGCATATTTGGGGTGGCGAACCGAAGCCCGCCGCCCCTTGCGCAAGAGGAAGGAAAATGTAGGAGGCTGTGGACTGCGGCGCCCACGCTCTTATCGTAGCATAAAAATAGGGTCAAAAAATGCAAACTTTCAATCAAGAAAGTCCCGGTTGCGGGCCACCATCTCAAAGAACTGCCGTTGCCAGTTCGCCGCCGTCCTCTCGCTGCACGGCACCGTCAGCGCCGCCCCCTCCACTGTGTGCGTCCTGTTCAGATGTACCAGTTGAATGACCTTCATGCGTGCTTTGCCATTCTCCATGCGCTGCGTGTCCTCTATAGCGGCTTTTACGGCCTCATAGTTCATTGTTTCCACAGGAGACAGGTATCTGCCGCCCATCTGCCCCGGATAGGCCTGTATAATAGCCTTTACGTGACCCCACCAGGGGTAATGGTACTTATTCATAACCGCCACCTTTCTGCGAGCCGCGCCACAGTCCAGCCGTTCAGCCGCGCAAGCCATGTCCGCAGGCTCACCCGCCGACGCTTCGGGGCTTGTCCCACTTTGATGTACTTTACCTTTTCCACGGTTTTACTCTCCCTTCCGTCGATAATCGCCCCTGCAAGGGCAGGTCCGCCAATGCGGCACAAACCCCAGCGGCGTGTTGATTTTTGCCTCCCTGGTCTGCACTTCCTCCGGCCTCGCCAACCGCCCGGAAAGCACGCCCTCTTCCTCTGCGTAGAAATGCTCGTCCCCGTCTCCCTCAATGACAAATTCCGGCTCCGGGTCCACTGGGATATACCGTCCTTCCTCCGTCTGCATCCAGTCGATTTCCCGGCCACAGTCTTTACAATAGCTCACCGCTCACTACCTTCTCTTTCCGTCAAACCGCGCTTTGGTCACGGCAATAGGAAATTCCTCAATCTCGCTGGCCCACAGGCAGGACCCCGGCCCGTTCAGCCGCTCCCATATCAGCGGGAACCCGCCGATACCGTCAAACAGGCTCGCCATCGTGGCGTCCCTCTCGTAACAGGCGCACAGCCGTTTCAGGACCCACTTCCACGGCGGCAGGGCAATAGAATTTCCCAGTGCCTTATACCGGGCGCTGTCGCTGCTCTCCTTGTGGAGCTTCCCGGCGCTGTCCGTCCACGGCCCTATGTCTGTCCACCCGTCCGGGTACCCTTGTAGGCGTTCACATTCCAGGGGCGTGAGGCGGCGTACCTGTCCGCCTACCACAAGCGTTTCCGAGGCATGGCGCGTCCCATTGTGTGCGGTCAGCGTTCCCACACCCTCCCGGTATTCTCCAAAAGTGTGCTGGCGCATAACAATTGCCGTGTAGTCCGTGACCCGGCTCTGGTGGTCACCGGTTTTTCCGTCTCCGTTCCCTCTGGCATCGTATATATACCCGCACACCGTTCGGCCACCGCCTCCGTCACTCCCTGCAAGGGTTGGCGTTACGCCTCGCGTTGAGAATACCCGCTTTTCCTGATTGTCCCAGCCGGTCAAGTAATCTGTTCCACTCCGAAAAACTGCCATCGGTTTCCCAGTGTCAATCGTCGGCGCTTTTTCTTCCTCATACCCGATACTTCCCGCACTTGCGCCCGCATGAGGCTTGAACCCAGCACAGACCGCATGGTGGTCAATCGTGTTCATCGTGAACATTGGTTCTTTTGGTATGCCAAGACCGTTCATTTTCGCTTCCCGGTCTCCGGCTTTTCCTTGCAGACGCCACACTGTGCCAGCAGCGCCGCCTCCAGCTCCGGCGGCAGCTTCTTCCCCCGCCGCTCTGCTCTCCGCAGTATCCCCGCACACGCTTTTGCGGATAAATAGTATTTCG